TAATACTCACCAGTTAAGTTTGTTATATCTTCTGAGAAAGTTTGATATGTTGTTGAAGCAACTGTTTGCTCAGTTCCAACAGCGACTCCATCTATATAAATTCTTCCATAAGATGGATTTGCTCCTACACTAACACTGTCTTTCAAATCAAATTTTACTCTTAAAGTACCACCAAGTTTAACTCTGATTTCTTTTACTTTTACATAGGCAGCACCAACCTCACTTCTTTCAGTGTCCGCACTTTGTTGTAAAACATCACTAGCAACTGTCTCTATAATTGCCTGAGTTGTCCATTCAGGAGCCGTTGCACCACTGTTAGTTTGAAGTAATTGATTTGCTGTTCCTATACCTAAAGGTTGCACATCTGTGCCATCTGAATACATGAGATCACCAGCAGCAGTTAGACCAAGCCATCCGTCACCAATCTTACCAGTAGCGTCCGAGATAGGGATTTTAGAAGCAGTAGGAGTAGCTGTAGCGTTAGCAGGGTCTTCCACTACTTTGCTTGAACCATCAAGAGTCGCCAACGTGCTTGCTGAACCACCCCAGTCGGCACCAATCTTACCACCACTATCTCCTACAGGTACTTTACCAGCAGCAGCAGTCTCGTTAAATGAACTACCAGTTGCTACTGTTGCAGCGCCAGTTCCGCCAGTTCCAGTACCAGCTGCAAGTTCTGCGTCTGTTGCTATCTCTGCGATACCTTTCACTGTAGTTGTCGCGTTTGGAGCACCTGCAATGGCAAGATCATCTGCATACTTCTTGTTACAAATATCAGCGTCAGCAGTAGGTGCTGCGCTAGTAGCTAAACTAGAGCCATCTCCTAGTGTCTGTGCGTTATTAGGAAAAGCATCGTCTCCGTTTATTACTCTGTAAAGTCTAATAAGTAATGGATGATTAGTAATCTTAATTGAAGCACCTTTACGATGTGCTTTTTTTAATCCAGCGACTTCAGTAGTCCCATCGGCCACTGATATTCCTCTGGTCATTGAGGTTACTGCTGTACCAGTTACTGAACCTAACACAAATTCTTCTGAGGCAGAACCTTCATCTATAATAAAACCTATAGTACCAGACAGGGCGCTCCCGTCCTTATCTGTACCAGTTATTAGCGTCATTGCATTTGCAGAACTAGTGATAGTGTCCTGCAACGTAGTCTCAAACAACGCGTATGCTTTTGGTAATGTTGCCATATATTATTTAAATTAGTTATTTACCTGTATTTGCTCACGATTTTGTTTCTCTTTTTAAGTATAGAAAAATACTCGTACATTGATACTGAAGCGTACCCTGTGTTAGTGCTTGCGATTCTGAACTTAACTTTCACTCTTTCAAACTTAGGGCTATTCAATTTGAACTCTGTTTTATAATTATATGCAGATATACCATCTCCACCACCACCAGCCTCTGCTCTACCAAGAGTAGGAGCACCCACTGCAACCGAAGCACTTGTATCAACATAACTCCCATCACCACTTATCGCTCCATCAGTGTGGTCGTCATCAATCAATAAACCATAGCTATCGTTGTCATAAGCAACATAGACAAATATCTTTTGGTCAGGTCCTATAGCTCCGTTAATTCTCAATCGTTTTGTTTTCTTTAATGCGTTTATGTCTAAGTTATCTAGACTACTTTCCCACTCAGCTTCGTAGCCAATATTATCATCATCGTAACCTGAGAACAAAGTGTATACATTATCAGAGATTGATTCACCTCCTATTAAAGCTCCATTATACACTACTAGGTCTTGTAAAAACCAGTCTACTATATCTACACTTCTATAAACTCTGTGAAATAAAAATAGTTTGTTGTTATAAGTTTCCCCTGTGTCTTTACCAGTAAAGGCAACATAGTCTCCCCATGTAACCATACTACACTCAGAGAAGTCGTAGTTGCCGATATCAAAGCTCTCAGTAGCAGAGATAGGAATTACAGTATCGTTATTCTGCCCTACTCTAAGTATGCGTAATTTAGCTTCGTACTCGGTACTATCGTCAATGAAGTAGATTCCCTCGTCAGTCTCAACCTGTGATTTCCAGAACGGACTACCAGCTCTTTCACGATATACTTGGTTTGTAGCGTTAGTATCATCCCCAGTCAATGTAAGACGGTACACTCTTTTATCTTTGAAACTATATATATCTGTACCGTAAGTATTTACATTCATTATTCTATCTCCTCCAACGTCTTGTCTAAAGATAGCTCCTTCTCCTGCTGTTCTAGGACTACTGAAAGTAAAGTCTGCGATTCCTCCGTTAGTAGCGTCTTCCCAGTTATAATCAGCCTGTACAGTTCCAGTTGGAGTTCCTACAAATGTAAGTGTGTAAGCACCAGTTGAATAGTTAATAGTTCCAGTACCACCTGCTGTACTAGTTAAAGTTCCATTAAAGTTATCAGAGAAAGTCTCAGCAATTCCACCGCCATCTGTTACAAACATACCGTAACACGTTCTCTTAGCTCCTGCCGCTTTAAATGCTAGAGTACCTGTGTAAGTTTGTCCTGCACCTGCAAGAGCCTCGTTAGACACAGCCGTAGTAGTCAAGCTGTCAATGTAAGATAGGTATAGACCAGTCTTATCTTCTGTCCTGTCCCACAAAAACATTCTATTATCTTTTATAACAAGCTTTCCTCTAAAGTTCTTTGTTGAATCGTACTGATCATACTCATCGGCAGGATTGGCAGTCATTACTTTGTATGGACCTTCTTCTTTGGTAGAGAACCACATCTGTGCTCCTGCTGTTGTATGGTAGTTAGAAAAAGCTACCTCTTCATCTTCCGTGATATCGTTTTTAACAACCACCCAATCACTAGTAGACTCGTCGTAATATTCCACATTAGTACCATAAGACTTATACAGAATTTCTGTGCCATCAGCTGTTTGAGCAGTGTGAAGTCCAGTGATTTGACCAACTCCAGCAATCTCTGTGCCAAGAAGTTGTCGGCCTCTGACAAGTTCCACTTTGTCAAGTAAGGTAAGAAAATTAACACTAGCAGAAGCAGCCCCTCTAGGAATAGCCTTAGCTTCATATTTGTTTACTATGCCGTTTTTAAATACTTCGTTTTTTATAAGTATGTTACTCATATTATTCTATAACGTCGGGATTATTAGTTGGATAATAAATGTCTGGGATTGCACTATTTTGTGCGGCTGTCTTTAGAGAGTGATCGTATTCAACCATCTGTGAGTATAGCTTCTGGTATTCAATCTCATGTTCTACAGCCCAACTATCAGACTTAGAACCAGTATCTTGGTAGAAATAAGTCTTTGCTGCTTCGTAAGCAAGTAATGGATGGAATGCGCTCAAGAACCCAGGAACAGTAGTTTCAATGTCTGTATCGCTAAGTGTAATGTCAGTAGGATTGTAAATATAGTCAAAATATATCGTATCAGCTTTGGAGGGGCTTTGAGTAAAGACATAATTGTCATTCTTAATGTCTAAGTAGTACCTATTAAATGAGTTTCTAAATAGTCTTCTTTGGTCTCTAGCAATAGGATATATTTGTGTGTCTCCTACCCATATAGGTAAAGGTAGCAAAAAATCACTAGGCAAAGAATAAGTTAGAGTACCTATAGAAGCTGTAGTAGCATCTGTGTTTGTCTTTAAAAACTCCCAAGGTCTTTGTGTCCATAGTCTACGTGACACAATTTGTATGATATCCTGAAAACGATCACTGTCTATTGTGTCGTCTACAAGGAACTCGAAAAATGTCTTTAATTCATTACTTGTCATATTTAATAAGGTTATTCCTGCTCTGTAATTTAACACCATACAGGATGGATTACAGAGCAGAGTAACACCCCGATTGAATCGGAGACCCCGCACTATGTCGTAACACCGTTCTCTGTAAGCCCAACATATCTTATCAGATTTTAGCCTTACAAATCACGAATGGTTGAGGCTACTTAATTGATTCAGAAGTATTAAGTCGGATCATATAATCTATTGCTCCCCACACAATAGGTACTCCTGAGACTATTGCGTCTTGTAAAGATACGTTGCCGTCTAGTGTACTAATTACTAGCGCTAATACACCAGCTACAGCTTTTAGTATGGCTGACCATACTGACTTAGAGTTTAGTTTAGCTTTCATAGGTTATGCGTTTAAACTGTTAATATATTTTCTTGTTCTTTTAATTCCTTTGTAAAACCAGTCTGACCCACTCATTCCACGATACCTTTGGTAGATGATATTATCTTTGAATAAAGGCATTGGGTCTATACTCTTGTTATTCTTTCTAAGTTCAAAATGTAAGTGTGGTCCTGTAGTATAGCGCCCTGAGTTGCCACCCCATCCTATTATAGCACCTGCCTTAACATAATTGCGACCGTTACGTCTTTCCCATCCAGTCATTCTTTCATCATCTCTCCATACTCTTAGCTTGCTTAAGTGGAAGTACAATGTCTCGTAGGCCTTATCATCTGTTGAGCGTATCTTCATATATATACCTTCTTTGTAGTTGTCATTAAACCCTGCTGATAGTACTCCATCGTGAGCTGCTACAATAGGTATAATTCCTCTCTGCGCTTCGACTCCTCTAGTTTTGCGTCTTATATAGTTTAGTATATTGCTAAAGAAATACATTAACTTACCTTGTGTCTTAAAATCTATTCCACCTAGCTAATGACCCTTTGGTCCATAAAACAAGGTATTTTTGTTTTCCCCGAACAACTGATTAACAATAGATGTTCTCCTACTGTTAATATATTTTTTGTGTACGGGACATCTTAATTTAAATACCATATAGACCAAAGGGTTTAATTGTTAAATAAATATTTATCATATTTTTTTGATATTTGTCCAACGCATACTCCTTTCCCAAAATGTTCTCTGGGAATGAAATATTTTTTTGTTATCTTCTGCCCGACTAAGCAAAAGCATAAATAATAATCTGCATCATTTTTTCCTTTTGTGAATGACCAATAACCTGCTTGTTCACCTTTAACTGGCTTGCCTCTTTTATTCTTTCTTTTATTTACTACAGCACTTTTAACATCTATCTTAACTCCGTTCCAATCAATGTCATATGGCTTGTTCATACCATATTCATTCATATGTTTAGCCCCTGGAAAATATTTAATAGCCTTTTTCTCCATTACCCAACCTTTGTATGTATCTGATTTTAAATAACTTTCTTCTGTAGTTCCGTTCTTTTTCCTAGCGTATCTTCTACTTATCTCTCTTCGTTTTTCAGAATTTTTCTTTGCCCATTCTCTTGATTTTTTTATTAAAAGCTCCTTATTTTCTTCGTAATACTTTTTATTGTAAGCAAGCATTTGTTCTCGTGTTTTCCAACCCATATAGATATGTTTAAAATTTATATCTATATTATAGCAAAGTATTAAAGTCTAATCAATAGATGTCCATATATTTATGCTATATTTTTAATTTGTCGCGGTCTGTAGGCTTTGCCGCTCGTACTCTTCTTCACGAACTTAAACTTCTTTCCCGAAGGTTTGTGGCGTATAATCAGGGGCTTCTTCTTCAATTTCGACATACTCGTATTCATTAATGAATGAAATTAATCTATTTCCTTGATCAGTTAATTTAAGACCAAAGATTATACAAACGGCAATCAGCACTAGTATCTCTATTATAATTAGCAAACGTAAGTTCGTATTAGTGGAAGATTAAAAAGAACATGGGTACTATAACTATATTAGCGAGTATTAAACCACCTATTAACTTATTCTTCCAGCCTTCTAGCTTATTAACACGACCATTGGTTATCTTTTGGTGTTCAATAACCTCTTTATGCTCTTTAGCATTTTGTACAGAAAAAGATCTAAGATCTTCACCGACTTGTTTAATAAGTATCCCAAGTTCTCCGTTTGTATAATGATCAGGCATATTATTCTATATAAGGAATGAATCTAAAGTTTCGTACCTTGTTTGAGGTATCAAAATCTATATTATTATGTGTGCAATTTGTATAAGTATTATCTGTTACAGGATTTGTTGTGCCAGCAGTTGCTGTAAGTAAAACATAGTCAGCGTCACTAGGACCCTGCATATAAATCTTAAATATACCTGCTGTGTCCCTAGTTACCCTAAACTTATTCCAAGTAGCATCTGCTACCACTTCTGCTTCTGATACAAACAAGGTTACAGCACTAGAAGTTGTCGCTCTTCTTAAAGCTACAGCTCTTGCTGTCCCGCCAAAATTAGTAAGTAAAATCTGATAACCATCGTATCCTACATTAGCCCCTACCTTGTCTCCTATTAAACCAATATACATTACACTTGAATCATTAGTTCTCCACGCTTCAAACTCCCAAGTACCATAGACTTGATTGCATGGTTTGTTTAGATATGCATTATTAGCCTGTGCTTCTAGGCACTTATCAAAACCGTCATAATCAGTTACCTTCCAGGTTCCTCCATTTATATCAAACCCAGTATTCTCGAGAAATCCTGCTGTTACGTTGGCTTTGCTTTCATTCCATCCTTTACCATCTGCTATATAATAGCGACCATCACTCTTGAAATCTACTACGTTGTAAGGTTTAGTAGTCAGTTCTTCTTCGGCTATTTTGGCAACATCCTCTGCTGAAATAGATGTGTTGTAAACTGTTATTGCTTGGATATTTCCTTTCCAAGAATCTGCCCCAGCTGATTTAGCACCTAGGTACATTACAGCATCAGTCAACATTAGAGCTGAATATGCTCCTGAAGCTGACAGTGAACCATTGATATAGATGTATCTATTAGCTCCATCATACTTAAAAGTCAAGTGCACTCTTTCATTTTCTATTGTATCTGTTGTGCTTAAATTTCCACCCCAGTTATCAAGTAAAATAGTTCCATTAGTGTTTACGTTACCTGAAAACATAGCATTTGCAGACGTATTTCCTAGTCTGAAAATTCTTTTATTGTTTCCGTTACCATTATTTTTATTATCTATCAGAACTGATACGGTCATTGATTGGTTGCCTGTTAGCCCTACGTTTGAACCAGAAGAAGCTATATCAGTGGCTCCATTAAAATACAAACTACGAGCAGGTGTCTTTGTGAGATATGAACCAGTAACACTCGTTATATTGTTAGTCCCTGTTTGGTCAACAAGTGAACCCTTACGAAAATCGTAGGAGATTACTTCATTGGCTAAATATTTGTCTTTTGTCATACGTTTAAGTTGTTAAATGCTTTGTTAGACAACTCCCTTATCTGTGTAGGGGTAAGGATACTTCTAAACACAAAAGGAGTTCCTATATATCCGTTAAAGTGTCTTGATCCTTGGTCACTTCCAATAACTAGAGGTATAATAGGCATGTCTGGTGTCCCACTAGGCTGGTCTGCCGTACCACTTAGCTCTCCGCTTATATGAAAATTAGCGGTACCATCACTTTCCCTAGTAACCGTTACAAAATAATAAGTGCCAAGCTGAATTGAATTGTTTGCACTGTAAGCAGTAGTGCTCCCATCGGAAGTCACTGACAACCTTTCATTACTACTGTCGCCAGCAAATATAAAACTTCCATTGTAGAAAATTCTAGGAAGAGTCTCATTCCAATTATCAATCCTAATCATAGCCCCTACGGTAGTATCCCCCCTTAAAACTGATGCATCAGCTATAATCCATTTAGCTGTTCCGTCAAAAAGCATTCCATGTGGTCTAACTAGGTCAGGCTCGTTAGTCCCGTCTCCATCACCCCAGTACGCATTCACTCCAGTACCTATATTTTCTGTAACAATGTTTGAATCATCGTCAAAGTAAGTTCGACAAGGCAACCAAGCAAAAGCTTTGCTTGCGTCTATCTCTCTAAAAGCATCATCCTGATAAACATCCGAAACTTCCTCATTGGTATGAGCTAGGTTATAAAGACTTAGATCTCTCATTGTAAAAGCTCCGTAACTTACATTCCATCTGCCAATTTCAAAGTTACCAGTATTATCAAGATTCACAGCTGTAAATGTTGATACTGTGCCAGTTGATTCAGCTCCATCTACATAAAATCGTAAAGTGTCATCTCTGTCTCCGACAACCTCAATATTATATTCTGTGTTTGCTTCCGTGATACTTACACCAGAAGTTCCACTGATAACAGTAACTGTTGCTACTTTAGAAAACATAAATATTCTGCCAGTTGCATCAATTCTTATATACCATCTATTGTCATTGTCTTGGTGTTTTGAGACAAGATAAGTCTGTACACCTGCTGTAGGAATACTTACCTTAAAATTAATTGACCAGCTTCCAGATCCTAAGTCATAGCAATCACAATAACTAATATACTGATTAGAACCATTTGTTGTTATCCCATTATCAGCAGTTAGTGAATTAAAAAAAGTTCCCCCATTATCTTCAACATAATCGTCATTAATGAAGTTATCTCGGAATAAAAGTGATTCACTTGGTCTCTCTGCGTATTTAAGTATCATAATATTTATTATTAAACAGTATGGTCTACCCCTACTAGAGAGGTAGATTAACTATTAATCAAGTGGAAAATTATCTTCTGGATCTGGTTGAGGATCTAATATATCAATAGTAGACCATCTAGCGGTATCTATCTCTTTGATTTGCCCGTAAGAAAATCCTTTCGCTGAGCCTTCTTCTACCCTGCGGATTGTCTTTTTAATTTCCTTGTACCCCTTACCTTCTGCTAAAGCTGTGAGTATTAATTCAATCTCTGCCTTTGTAGGTTCGATTAAATTACTCTTTGAGACCACACTTGTTTTTCTCAGGTCTCCTAGTTGTTTGCCCTCAAGGGCTGATACTAAGTTTTCCATAGTATTATTATTAATGATTAAACGGCAATTAAAATGCCATATAAAGTTACTATTGCATCTAGGTCTGTCCCTGTATCAGCACCACTAATATCAACTTTGACAACACCACCTGCTGCTACAGCTGTTGTTTGGGAAAAAGCTGACTGTGTTACAGTGCCAACTGCTCCAGATGGTTGTGGTGCTGTTGACATAACATCTGTCCAACTTCCACCAGACGTTCCTATACTACTACCTGAGTCATTGTTAGGTGCGTCTGTCACGGTTGTTTCAACTTGCACATACATCCCATATAATTTATAACCAGTAGGAACTGTATAGAGCGTATATTGAGCTACTGTTTTGTAATCTACACTCACACTTCCAAGCCATGACATAGCTAAAGCTGGAATAGTTGTTGAGGCTTCTAGGTAGTTAGAGGTAACAGGTTCTTGTGCAGATGTAGGATCAGCAAAGTCTACAGCTATGTTAGAAAAGTCTAACTCATCATCCAAAACTTCTACTTCACCACCGCCAGCTTTTATTCCAAATCCTACATCAGGTGTTCCTCCTGTAGTATGAGCCTTGAGGATGTAATCTCCACTATCTAAGTTTGAAGCATCGCTAGGATTCTCAAGGTCAAATAAAACCTCTGCCCCTGCTGATACGTTTGTAGTCATTACTAGAGTATCGAAGAAATAAGTTTGCTGTGTAGCACCATCTCCTTTATCGCTCATCAACACCGCTACAAAATTTCCTGAAGTTGGTATTGTAGCTGCTTCGCTGTTTATTACATAAGAGCCTGTACCACTACAAGTCAAAGCGTTACTTGTACCAGGTAACTCAGTTACAGTTGTTGCTAGAACATCCCAGGTGTTTGCTACAAAGTCCCATATTTTAGTATGAGAACCTGGGGCAGCATCTAGGAATATCAAATAACCTGTTTTACTATTAGTAGACTTCGTATAAACGCTAGCAGTCATTACAGCGTCTGCGGTACCAGCATACGTTTGATAAACATATCCTCTGTCAGCGTTATTCTGAACACTAGCATCATCACCAAGTAACATAGACAAAGCATAAGTTCCTGCTTGTTGTGATGCTGAACGAGCCATATAAGAATAACCTGTATCTCCATCTGTACCGAACTCCCAATCTTCTGGTACTACTGCAGTATAATCAGTAAGTGGGTCTGTATAATTAGCAAATTCTGTCCATGCTTCAAATGTTCCGTTAGTTGCTACATCTGCTCCAGCTAACAACCATTCATTATTATCAACAAGAGCTGAATCATTTGGAGTAGCTGAGCCAGCTAAAGTGTTAAACCAGAACTCAGTTCCATCAGCAGGTATTGTTCTTTGTGTACTTGTATATTGAGTGTATGTTCCATCTATAGTTATCTGCTCGTATATATTATTATCTCCACTACCTTTAACAATCCAAGAACTTGTAGTAAGATTCCACTCGTAATCATCTGCTCCATTGTAATAAAACGCAGCAACAAAGATATTAGCAGTACCGACATTTCTCTTAGAGTAAAACCTTGCCTGCATTGTCTTGTTTGCTACATCTGTATCGTAAAAACCTGAGATAGCTGGTGAAATACGTGAGCCATCACCTGGGTTTTTAACACATTCTAGGTTTATTGCGTAAGTACCAGCGTGTTGGTCTTCACTCCTTGACCAGCCCTCAACAGCTGTAGCATCAAGGATTATGTCGTTCATTGTCCAGCTGTCTGGGTAGTTAAGCATCTCCCAGTTAGCAAAGTCTCCGTCTTCTGCTACATCTGTAGGGACTGCCGCTCCTTTGACCACGTTGGATATATATTTGTTTATAATTGTCGAACTTCTATTTGGCATATCTTATAGATTAGTTATTATTTAGTCTTCATACCATAATTCAAATGTACCACCTGCTGCTGTTGTTCCTGCGCTAGCAGGAGTTAAAACTCTCACCTCAGCTTCAGTTGGCTCAATTAAGTTTGATTTAGTTTTTACGACTGTTCCTTGTAGGTCTTTTAACTTCTTAGTCTCAATGACTTTTGTTAAATTTTCCATAGTATTTATTTAATTATTTAATCTACCAAAGTTTCTTTAGGTATACCAATAAGTCGGCATCAGACCCTCCACCATTACTTGTTACGTATTTAACACGAACATACTTGAATGGTTGTACTTCATCACCTATTCCTACGAAGTCAGTATCTACCCAACTTGCTACACCAAACTGTGAGTTAGTAACATCCTGATAATCACAAGATGCTGCAGCTGTGCCATCGTCTTGTGCTGTTGCTTCAACAGTTACTGTTAAAACATCAGTAGGAGCAGCACCAGAAGTTTCACCTTGTAATGCAAAATACTTGTAGCCATTCATATCAAAGTAAGCGTAAGTAGTTGTGTTTGTTGTAATATTAGTTTCGTCAACTAAAGTTTCAGATACATAGTGAGAACTAAGAGGATTAACCTCTGCACTCTTGTTTGATTGAGTTGAACTATCGTAAGCTTTGCTTCTTACCTTTGTATAACCATTTACGTCAGTCTGTGTAATTGTAGCGTCTCCATCAGCATAAGTTGTGTCAGCGGCTCTGTATTCACCACCTGAAGGGAAGTAAGTAGGAGAAGCTATCATTGCAGCGTCATCAATAGGCACGTCTTGTCCACCTATTTCATTAACACCAACATCACCAATTTCTACTGTAGCTGCTTCTAAGGTAACCTCATGAGCTGAGGAAGAAGTATTTTCTCCTAGTTCTGATTTACCAACCTGTACTGAACAAGCTACATCACCTGATACTCTAACGAGTTTCATTTTAGGTAAAGGTACACCTCTGTAGTAGTAAGTATTACCTGAAGATAGCAACATACCCTCTGTAGTTGTAGGGGTATTACCATCCATTAACATTCTAACATCTCCATCTTCTACAGAAATGTCTACTGCGTTCATGTTCTTTGTGCCGAGTTCGCTGTCTGAACCACCAGCGGTGTCTATTAGGTCATAGAGACTTGTTGCTGTACTAGTAACTGTAATTAGACTAGCAGCAGCATCGGCTAACTTTTGTATATACATATAAGTTAGTTATGCCCGAAGGCTTATAAATTAAGACTTATTAGGGGCAGGACATAGAAGTCCATTCCCTGCCTAAATAAGGCCTAGTTTGCCATGTTTATTAGCAATGCTGACATCACAGTGTCTGAGAATCTAACAACTCTCATCGTACCAGATGTGTCACCAGCGAAAGTAGTGGAAGCACTAGCGGCAATTCCATTACCAGCAGGAACAGCAAATACTGTAGAAGTGGTATTAATTGATAGACCAATCTCCTTAACATCACCATTCGCAGTTAAACAATCAGCAAACAATGTTGTTGTGGAAGGAAGGGTAACAGTCAATTCAGCACCAAGTGGTGAGATATTTAGAATAGAACTATCACAGATATTAGCAGCAGTTAAAGTATAAGCTGCTGAACTTGTTGTAATAGCAGTTACGTCACCACCTTGGATGAGCGAATCTAAATTAGTCTCTCCAGAAGCTGTAATTGTAGTTCCAACAACAGCGCCAGTTAAATTACCTGTTACGTTACCAGTGATATTTCCTGTAACATCACCAGTGAGATCCCCAGTATAAACACCAGTTGGCGAATTATATACACCTCCCAAAGAAGGCATCAGTACAACTCTTCCAACAAATAACCCAACAACTAGAGCACCGACAACTAATAGAATTTCTTTTTTATTCATAGTCAGTTAGTTAATGGATTAAAGTGCTGAACCGTCAATCTTAACGTCAACTAATTTGTCTTGATCGTTGTTATAAGTCTTTAGACCGTACAACATCCAAGGAGCATAGTTTTTACCAAGTTTATCTGGTACATCTTTGATAACTACACTAGGAGCTTTTTGCATAACCAAGTTTGTAGCACCTTTTTGTCCAAACAATAGATGAAGTGTTTCAACACTCCAAGGGTCAGCAGCTTCACTAGCAGCTAGAGCAGCTTCAGAACCACCGTGGAATACGATAGTCATATTAGTTGTTCCGTCAGTAGCTACACAACCTTCAAGAGCAGCGCGGCTTGCAGCTGTAAGTTGGATATAAGTAGCACCAGCAGTACCTGAATCATTGATACAAGCAACTAAATTGTCGATTGAAACAGCAGTTGAACCACCGATATCAACAGAACCTGCTCCAGATGGAGTAGCGTTGAAAGTAAATGTTACACCAGCAATAGTTACTGTATCTCCCTCTGTAGGGTTGTTAGCGGGTGTCCAAGTACCTGTATAACTCAAGTTATTTGAAAGGTGAAGGTTGAAACCAAAACGTTTAGCAACCAAACCATTGTTACCAACTTCATCACCGAAAGCAGTGTCTTTACCTTCGAGGTATTGACGCAAGATTTCAAGGATTGAAGGAGAGATAACAGCAAAACGATTCTTTGCAGATACGTTAAGCAAATCAAGTTTGCGAGCAGCAGCTGTAAAGATTTTTTGTACGTTTGATGTAGAAACTACGATAGTGTTACCAGCGGTACCACCAACGTCACCGTCGTCAATATCTGAAGTAGCGTTAGCATATTCACCAAGTACATCAGCGTCAACGAAACGATTAAGTTTATCCATACAATCAGCTGCAAATTCATCAGCAGTGTTGTATGAGTTTTGGATTGAATCAACATCATCGAGGTAGAAAGGAACAACACGTCCGATATTTACAACGAGAGTGTCATCAGTACCTGAGATATCTTGTACTGTAAAAGCAGTACCTTTTGTGTAGGCTTGTCCTACAACTTGTGAACGGTATGGTTGGTGAACAGTATCACCATCTTTAAGAGTTGAACGAAGCTCAACGCTTGCGATAGCCATTGCCACAAGTTCCTTGTATCGAACTTCTTGCATCACCTTTGACCAATATGCAGCGTTCAATAGACCGTTTCCTAGAGCATTTGCCATAGAAATAAATCATTAGATAATTAAACTTTATGTTTAGAGACGTAATCTCTAAACTCTCCGAAAGTTTTAGAATCCATGGCTTGTATTGCTTCCTGATTATCGTCATCAAGAATCTTCTTGAAGTCGTTTACAGGTTCACCTTTGTTTGAACCACCTTTGCCTTTTTCTACAGTCTTAGATCCTTTAGCAGGTCTAAGCCCATCAACTCCTCGATATATAACATCTATTGGAGTTTTGGTGTATTCTTCTGAAAAGTAAAAGCGTTTAAGTTTCCCTTTGATAGAATCAATGTCTTCATTAGGGAATGATTCCTTGAGTTTCCCCAAGTCTTTACGCCACATCTTCTCCTGTAGAGCATCTTCCTCTGCCTCGCGGACAGATTTAGTAGCGTCCTCAAACTCTTGCAATTTACCGCCAAGTTCTTCTCTAACTTTCTTGACAGCACCGTCCTGTGCGAGTGTAAGTAATTTAGCAACAGATTCCTCATTGAGGCCAAACTCACTAGCATACTCCTCTATTGAAGAGTTAAGTTCGTCGGAGTTCTCCTGGTTAGGAGTAGCCTTGAACTTTTCTAACTGAGTCTTCACTTCTTCTAGTTCATCTTCTGCTTGTTTAGCACGATCTCGCATTTTCTTGTGCTTGTCTAGGTGGACAAACTTACTCGTTCGAGTTTGTTTCTCCTCCTCTTCCTCAGTGTCCTCATCCTCATCAGATTCATCGTCATCAACGACTTCCTCTTCTTCAGTTGATTCTTCTTTGGGTTGAGGTTTCTCTTCAGGTTTCTCCTCCGTAAGAGGTTCTTCCTTCTTTTCTTCCTCAGGTGCTTCGCCTTCTAATCCAGCTAAGCGTTCCTTTTGCTCTGGTGAGAGCTCGTCACCATAAGTGACCTTGATGTCATCAGACATATAAGATTTGATTAAGCAGTGTACTCTGCATAAATAAACGTACCACTTTTGATGGTACGCTACAGCTATGAACAGGGGAAAAACTGCTAAGTAAAACCCCCTTAATAGCTGAATTCGTGCCATCAAAAGTTCTTAGCAGTTTGTTTAAATTGTTATTCTAATTCGTAATCTATTTGATCTTCTAAGGCTCTGAGTCTTTCAGGAGCGCCTACTAGCATCTGTAATATCTCTGTCCAGTTCTTCTTGAAAGCTATCAACATGTCTCTCTCCCTATCTTCAGCACCATTTATCAAAGTATTGTCTACTAAGGCTAGTTGCCTTTTAACTTCTTTGACTAATACCTTCATACCAGGAGCACCGTATACATCTACTAATACTTGATTCTCTCTGATCTGATCTTGCCAAATCTTAATGCTTTTCTCTGTTGACTCATCAATCTCCCCTCGATAGCTTAGTAGTTGTTCTTTAAGTTTTTCTATTTTATCTAGTATCATACTTGTAATAATGGTTCACGAGTAGGAACAGGTTGTGGACCTTGCCCTACAACACTTTCAGGACGTACACCAGCTTGCTGTGTAAGCTCTTCTAACGGTGCTTCTGGGGATAATCCTTCAAGTCCACTAGGCAACTGCCCTTCCTCAGCTAATTTATCAAATATTGATTTAACCATATTAGTACGAGCAAACTCTACCTCTGCGTTAGCGTGAGCTAAGATTCTGTCTTTAACTTCACCCTTGAGCTCGTTATCTGACATGAAGTCTAGATGTTTTGATACATGAGCAGGAGTAGCGTATTCGTTAGGTTCAACGTCCTTAGTAAGCATCTTCTCATTCTCTTCAGCAGCTTGTAGTACGCTCTCACTGGTTCCTTCGTTCTCTGTGTTAAGTAAATCTCTAATCTCTTCTCTTTCAAATCCTGCAATCTCTAATCGTTTCTCAAGTGCGTTCTTCTGGTTGATAAGAGGATTCTCAATCTCTACATTCAAGCTTTCAAACTTACTACGTCTTTTACGAGCATCAGCTTGTAGTTCAGCATTAAGTCCTCTAGCAGTAATATCGTATTTAGGATTCAAGTCTTCCTTAACAAGTTCGTCCCATTGGACACCTTGCTCTCCAAGCATCTTAATTGCCATCTTCTCTCCCATATGTTCTTTAAGACCATTCAAGTAACGTCTACCCATTCTGATCCAGAAAGCTCCATAACTCTTCTCAAACAGTCCAAGTCTATCAGCAGTCTGTGCAAGTTCTCCCTCGTAAACTCCAACCTTCTTATCATCTTCAGTTACACCTTGAGAGCCTGCTGTGATACCTGAGTTACGTGATTGAGCACCATCTACTAAAGCATATAGCGTTGTAGTGTCTCCTACATCAGGGTATTGAAACTCATAGATACCACTTCTAACGTCTTTACCTTGGTCAGGTGTAGCAGGTACAAGTCCAGCCCATCTAGGCTCTAATAGCGCAGGGTTCTTAAATACTCTAGTGTCATAAGCCTTCATACCGAAGTTACGGTATTGTCTGTTGTCTAGTGCCTGATTAACTAGGATGTTCTTTGAAATGATTGTATCTCTTACTTGATCAGCAGGAGATGGTGTCCAGAACTCAAATGGATCTGGGTAGAACGCCCATGAATCAAATGGCCATAGTGGATCACCGTTAGGATATTCTTTAGTTTTAAATACAGTCTTTAGTTCTTCAACACGTAACCAAGTCTTTGTAGGCCTGTCATAAGTACATATATAACGTACACCCTCGTATGTTGTGTACCATTCTACTAATGTAGCAGTCTCTTCACTCTGGTAACGCTTAGTATCTCTTCCCATTATAAGGGTTGATTTGTTTTGTTTCTCTTGT